TGTTCCTTGAAGGCATTCTATAGAACCTGTTTCAGCACTCGGGTTGCGAATCAGATTTCGTCTTGTTGTTGAACTCAAAGTAGCAAGACTTATGTTGTAACTCTTACCACCCGAGAATACTTCTTCAACTGCGTAAGTAAATCCGCCCGGGGTCAAATCTGTATCGTCTGTACAAGGCAACTCAATTTGAAAATATCCGTCAGAGTCAATAACAGCCGAGGCTACTGAAGGAATAATAATTTGGTCAGCGACCATGTTGCGCTGAACAGCATCAAGAGTAAAAGTTATCTGCCCGGGAATTGCGTTGCCCTCGTAGTCAACATATTGACCTACGACTTTGGCTAAAGTTATGTTTTGAGCAAACGCCACCCTAAACTCCTAACAGGAGAAGTGGACTTATTGCCTGTGCTTCAACAGTTGCGAGAGTGGCATAACCATCAGCGATATCTTCAACTGCGGTTTCAATAATATCAATGACTGCTTCCATAGCATCTGCTTGAGCCTTGACAGGTCCATAAGAGGCAAGTAGAACGTAAGTTGCTACCTCTGTTCCTGTGCTTGATACTGACGGAACAACATCGGCAAGATTTATTGTCCCACCTGCGGCTGGAACTGTTATGTCAAAAGTTCTGCCACCAGTGAAGGCTTCTTCAACTAAATAAGTAAAGTTTATTGGGTCAACTGATGTGTCGTCTGTGGCTGGAATTGTTACTGAAAACGCGCCATTTGTATCTAGTGTTGCGAAAACTGTACGAGCGACAATGATTTGGTCTGCCGCAGTATCTTTCAGGGTTGCTCTAGGTGTGAATTTTACCTGCCCTGCTATCGGGTTCCCTTCAATATCTACATATTGACCAGCGATAGTGATTGTCGAGAGGTTAGGTGTTAGCGCCAAGGTCTCTCCTATATTTTTAGAGAAGGGGCGATATCGCTACCGCCCCTTTCCAACTATTTCTTAGATTTTGTCTTTTCTACTTTTACTTCTTCAACTTTTGTTTCGACCTTTGCCTCAGCCTTAGTTTCAGCCTTGGCTGGCTTGGTCTCAGGCTTGGTTGACGCATCAACTAACTCGATATAGCGATTGCTTACAAGGGATTTGACGTTTCTCCACTTAGAGACATCAACGATATCTCCTGTTCTAAGAAGTCCTGAATCTCCTTGAAAATTCTTTCGAATACGAGCGAGCATCAGGTCAAATCAATCCATGTGTAGTTGAATGTTGCTTCAGCGTTATCGATTGGGCTACCAGTCGCATTTACAAAGTAAAGAGTTGCAGTGTTACCTGCTGTGATATTTGAACCTGCGAAAGCAAGACCAGTGGTCAGTGCTGGAACATTCACGATAAGAGCGTCACCTGCGGCGGCACCTGTAATTGTGATGGTTCCTGAACCTGTTTCTGCGGCGGCGATAGAACCTAGGTCAATCGCGCCAGTTCCACTCTTGATTGTCTTGATAACGGTTCCTGTTGAACCAACTTTCAAAGTAGTGGTTGTGGTATCGCCTGTTACTGCTAAATCATCACCGACGGTGACATCATCAGTAGCAATTAGGTCAGCACCTTCAACTGAAGTTTCTGAAATCAAGGCACCAGCGATTGCTTCGCCTTGTGTAATTCTGTTTGGGTTGCTCATTTTTCTCCTAAAAATAGAAGGGAGTAGGCATTCTAACTCCTACTCCCTTCAAGTTTGAACTAAGCGACGATTGTGTTCCAGAAGTAACCGAGGTCAGAAGCGATAACTTTGTTATCGAAAGCCATTTCTGCTTCAACACGGTCAGCCTTGATGGATTCCATACGGAACTGTGAAGTACCGATTGTTGCGCCAAGACCACCTGATACACCAGTCCATGAGAAGGTGTAACCAGCAGAAGGAGTCAACAAGCCCGGCTGTGGAGCAACGTGGCATAGAAGCGCCTTCTTACCGAAAGCGAATGAATATGCGCCTGTTGCACCTTCAGCGTTTGTTGCTTGAACTGCCTTCGCAACCATAACGCGAGGAATGTCAAACATTGCGCCTAGCATGTCGGTTGTGATGGTCTGTGAAGATGTGTACTTGATACGGTCTACCAAGTCAGGGTGATTCTTTAGTGACTTGAATACATCGTATCCGAGAACGAGGGTGTTTGCTTCCATTCCAGTGTTGGAAAGGATTTCAGACTTACCTGCTTCGATATCGGAGATTGGGTCAGAGGATGTGTAGTTATCCCATTGAACTGTCTCACCGCTTGAAGGAGATGAAGCAACGCCAGTTACATCGTCAGCCCATACGCCAGTTGTGAAGAAGTCGGTTACGAACTGTAGTTCGCGACGGAGCATCAAACGACGAGTTACGAACTCAGCCGCCTCGCGTAGTGGATTCAATGGTGCATCTGCGTTAGCAAGAGTTTGGTCATCAACATCTTTGTGGAATGCCCATACATCTGCTGAGTATGTTCCTGTTGAGATGTTGTAACCGCCACCAGCAGACTCAGTTCCCGGAGCGCGGCGTTGTGCCTCGTCACGGAACCAGTCATTCTTGGTGTAGGTGAAATACTTATCGCTCTTCTTGTCGACAGGGATTACTGGGAATACCTTGTCAGCGATAAAGTTGTCTTGATTCTGTAAGTACGCAACAGAGATGTTGGTAAGAATCGCGTCAACGTGGACGGAATTGATATTTGGCTGTGGCATGTGTGATTACCCCTAGTTCGCTCTCGTTGGGTTAGCGCAGTTGACAACAGCAGTGAAGATATTATCTGCGGCACCTGCGGCGGTAATAGCCTGAGCGACGACGTACTGAGTTGTATCAGTAACGGCAATCTTGTCTGCCTTACCTGCGGAACTTACGCTAAGGAATGCTGGAAGTGTAATTGCTTCTGAAGCGACGAGTTTTGTTCCTCCAGTGATTAGGACTTCTGCTTCTTGTCCTGCTGTTGGAGCATTTTGTAGAACGCCTACTGGAATATCAGTGATAGCCGCGATTGCCGCCGCTTTACCATCTGTATCCAACTTGACGAACTGGTACTGCTTTGCGGAAAGGTCAGCCGCCGCTACGAGCGTGACCTTTACCGAGTAGTTACTGAATTCGTATGCCATGGATTAGGCACCTTTCTCGGTTAGGTATTGGCTGTAAAGTTCAGGGTTAGCAGTTGCTACGTTAGCCAATGCTTCTGCGAATGATTTCGCTGTTCCCTGCTCAACGGCTGACTTTGCCAAAGCGGTCATGCGACCATAAGCATTGTCAGTATTGACTTCTGCGGATTTACCAATTTCCGCAAAAATGTTTGCAGATTCAGCCTGAGCATTTACTGAAGAAAGTACATCTTCAATGCTCTTGGCAAGGTCTGAATCGATATTGGTCAAGCGACGGAGTGCTGGACCGACTTTTTCAGCATCAAGGCTTAGGTTTGACCAGCCTTTTGCTTTTTCAATCGCCTCGACATCCGCACGAGCATCGCGTTCCTTTTGGAGTTCGGCTGTTGCTAGTTCGGCTTGCTTGCGGAGATTTTCAATCATCTTGACTACTGGCTCAGGTGCCGATTTGAGGTAAGCCTCTTCGGTATCTTCTGATTCTTCCTCTTTCTCTTCCATCTTCGCCATTTCAGCGAGTTTGGCTTCGAGTTCAGCGATTTTTGCCATCGCCTCTTCAAGAGTCATTTCAGCCTTTTCGACCTGCTCATCAGTAGCCGTAGGTTTTGTTTCCTCCATATTGGAGTCCTCCTCGGTGAGCGTTTCGTCAAGCACCCTCTGAACTTCAGATTGGTCGGCGGCTTTCATTACTAGCCACCCTTCGTGTAGATGAGCAGGATGGTCGACCCCACTCGTTTCTTCTATGGCTAAATTGACCATTTTGCGTGTTCGAGCCAAAAGTCACTCCTAACGAACAGAGACCTTCTATTAGCGGATGCTAAATAGTGAGTCTCGAGTCTTGACACGCACAGAATACCATAAGTGTAATTTGTCCCTTTTGAAAGCCTTTGGGCAGAATCTCCCAACTCCAGTGGTTATGCAGTAAGAATGCGAGTTTTTGCTAAGGCATGGGTGAGATTGTTTGAAACCCACATTGAGAATGGGTTTTCATCTTCCCAAAATCGAGCAATACGAAAGTGGTAATCGTCTGCGCCATCCATTTTCTCCCAAACAAAATATGCTTGTGAATCATTTGGAAGTAGAACTCTGATACCAGCATGACCCGGCGGTGTGCTTACTTTTGAAACTGGCAGGTTCATTGACTCAAGAATCATGATTGTGTCATCAATGATTGATGTCGTCATATTAGCGCTTGGTTGGTTTGATTGAATAAGGGCTAATGAAGTCTGTTCTCTGACTTGCAGTGATTTTAGGTGGGCGAAGAATGTCCATCATATCCATGGCTTCCATGTCGTCATCGTCATTTGAATTACCGAATTCGCCCTCGGATTCATCTTCGCCACGTTTGTGTTTTCCGTGAAGCCCTTGTCTATCTTCGTACTCACCTTCGGATTCATCTGCCCAAGCGCCGTGAGAACGTTGGTCGTGATTTCCGTGTTTGGCTAAATTAGAGTTTTTTTTTAGTGTTGACATCTTGTGACCAACTTGTGTCTCTGTTGGTTCGCCATCACGATATAACTGAATCAAAACAGCAGGGTCATCTTTCTCACCCTTGATTTTGAAACTTGAATTAGGAATATCTAATGTTCCGTAATCCATAACATGAATAACTTTTCCTCTTGCAGTACCGCCTGAAGAATCCCAAGAGACCATATCGCCTTCTTTGACTGATAGGGCTTTCTTCATTGCCTTATCGCGCTCTCGTAGAGCAGAGAAAACAGCGCGAGCGCTAGAACCGCGAAGGGAACGGATACCGTCTGATTCAACCTTATCTCGAATGATTTTGTATTCTGCGTCAGAAAGGTCTTTCATTTCCTTGGCTCGTAATTCGTCAAGCATTTTGGCTTCTTTAGCGCTCATATTCAACCTTCTTCGGCTTTTTCTTGGACGGTTTCATAATTGTATCAACATGGACATCGCTCACTGTTGGGTCGCCCTTTTCAACTTCTTCAATGTCGACATACAGGCGTTCGGCTTTACCGCCGATTGAATATCCGAGAATCTTTCCTTCTTTGACTAAATCCCAAGCCCAAGGTTCCCATATAACACCGAGGAAAACTGTGTTTGCTGGATATGTGTGATTGGTTTCAATTCCTGAAGGTGTTTGAATTGGAACTGTCAAAGCATAAGGAAACGCCATAACTTCAACCCATTCACCAGCAACTACATCGCGATTATGTTGAAGTCTGATACGTCGGTCATTTGAACGGACATAATCCCAAACTGCTTTTTGTAATTCGTCTGAATCTGTCCACTCTCCATGAGCATCAATAATGTCAGGGATATACATAGCGCCTAGGGTGTAACGCTTTTCGCCCTCTGCTTTAGTCAGACTAAATTTTCCAACATTTTTTACAGAATTCTGACTTTTTGTAACGCGCTCTACACCTTCCATAACTAAATCTACTAAACCATCGTATTCATCCCCAACCCATTCATTTACAGGTGACATCATGGTTCCTGCTGGCGCTTCTTTTATTTGACGAACAATAATTTCATAATCGTCTTTATATTCTTCAGGAAATCCTGATTCTTCAAAAGATTTACCCGTGAGAGCAGTCATAAAAATCTTATTCAAGATGTCCACGCTCATTTGGCTTCCCCTTTCGCTAAAAATTCCGCCCAAAGAGCAGAGTTATCAATAGTAAATTCGTTATTTCTTCCGCTTCCGTTTCCAATCCTTATTGGCGTACTTCCAGTGTTATCCCACAAACTGACCTTATCGAATAATCTCTTACCAACAGCATCTTCAAAGGTGCCAGTAACGGCGGCGTGTGTCCTGCGAACAATATGTTCAGGAACGTATCGTTTTGATGCTCCCAAAGCCCTTTTCACACTTCTTTCCCAAGCGACATCTGTTGGGATTGTTACATAGGTTCCGTAGACTTTGTATCCAACCAACCTCGCCCCTTCTACTTTCTTTTCTAATGTCTTGTATTCAGAATCTCCTGTGCCATCCAAAACAATATCTTGACCGTTCATGATTGCTTGTCTTTGAATTGCTTTGGCTAGAATAGATGATTCTTCATGAGCGAATGGAGCCGCGTTGAAGAAATCAGGGTCGTCACCGTTTGCCATTCGTACATTTTCAGGAAATTGTTCTTTTATGTCATCTGCATTGATGTGAACTGCCTTCATTGATTCTTTGCTTGGAACCTCAGTAAGACCCTTGTTCACAAAACTTGTTTTGCCTGTAGCAGGTCCTCCGCCCAACATGTGAAATATAGGGTCAGCCGATTTCGGAATGTCTGCAACTGCTTTTTCTAAAATTGTTTTATGAAGCGCTGAGCGCTCTTCTGATACTTGATATCCGCCTCTGCCGTCAGGGACAATGTGATGCCACAGAGAATGCTCGGGGGTCAATGTAATCCCATTTACTTCAACTGATTCAGGAATGCCAGCCTTGTATCCGCCTGTTGCGTCAGGATTGGAAACTCTGCCTGAAGCATCGCGCTTCAATGGTGGGATTTCGTTACGAGCAATCATTCCAGCGCGTCGCATTTGCGTTTCAAGTTCGCCGCCTCCGCCGCCTCCGCCACCATTTGCCCAACTGCCATGCTTCTTTTGGTCGTGTCCTTCTCCACCTTGATGTTTGAAGAATTCGCCGGGTTCAAAGAATCTTGCTTTGTTAGCAGGAGCCTTTGCATCTATCGCTTGACCTTCAATGCCTTTAGATTTTGTCCATTCGAGAGAGGCATCAAGAGCCTCTTTGCCTGTCATGTCTAAACGATAAACTGGCAACTTAGCGCTTTCGTTATCGAAAGCGAAAGCAACTGAAGCCGCCCATGTATGGTGTCCATCAATAACGTATCCGTCTTTAGAAATCAGAATTCTTTGTTGGTCAGGAATCTCACCTTGCTTACGGTAGTTCTCGTAGATAGCCCCTGAACGAGAACCTGATATCTCTTTTTGGATTGGTTTCAAAGTCTTAGGGTCAATATCTTCTTCTGTGGTTTTGATTCCCTTACTTGCTAAATCAGATAGAAACTCAGGACGTAGTTTTGCATCAATCTGTGGCATATCTTTGCGAGCAATTCCCATACCTTCATCGCCAAAGAGAAGCGTTCCCGAAACACTGATTTCAGTGATATCAGGATGGTCAGTGCGCTTTGCCATTTTCATAAATAGTGCAGAAACATTGTTTGGTTCAACTTCAGGATGTTTTCCATCAAGCATGTCTTGAACAATTTGGTCTGCCCATGCTCCGTGAGTTTTTTGGTCGTGCTTACCTTCGTTATGTTTTTCAACTGCTCTTTCAGCCTCAGCGACCATGGCTTCAGCCCATGAAAATCCAGCATCGCCACCCCATGCGTCCCATGCAACT